GGTTGGACTGCGCCCTCCTGCTGCTGCTTTGCCGCCTCCTCCTGCTGGGCAAGCATCTGTTGATACTGCTGCCAGAAGTCTATCCGCGTCAACACATCTTCGATGTTCTGCACGCCCATAGCCGTCAGATACTCCTTGACGTAGGGCATGCCGATGGTGTTGAATATCTGCTGCGCCTTCAGTTCGTCCCGCTCCTTGTCATAGGGCAGGGCCGCCCCCACTTCGAGCTTGATGTCGAACTCGACATCGATCATCCGCTGCGTTACCTCTACGACCTTGGCTTCATCCTGCTCGCCGATGATGCGCAGCATCTGGCCGACTTCCATGTGATCCCGCATCTGCTCGGCCACAACACGCATCAGGGCGACAGTCCAGTCGTCCAGCCCGTTGTTTTGCAGCCCTGTTCGCATCTGCGAGTTGGTCTGCATAATGCTGATTTCAGTGGCGGTTGCCGCCCTCGTTGCCTCTCGCCCCCGGAAAGTGGCGTTCACGCCCGTCGCGTCCTGCAACTCGTTCACCCAATTTGCGCGTATCTGGAAGAACGTGCTCGAAAGCGACGGCGGGTTCACCGCCTGCACGTGATTGATGCTGCCGGGCGCCAAGTCCCAGAACGCACCCGGCCTGTTGGCAATATGCTTCTCCGGCTCGGTGTTGTTCGGATCGTCGGCTATCGCGCCGCGCTCCGCCGCAATCTTGGGGTCTGCAAAGTTGCGCACATAGTTGACTTCGTGCGCCCCCACGATGTTCAGCCTGTCCTGTAGCGTGCGGCACCGCTCAACTTCGTTCATCCCGTGCCATGTGAACGGCAGGGGGATATTCGTCCCTATGACAAACGGCCATTGCTTCTGCTCCCAAGGCTCGTCTATCGCTATCTGCTGTGTCCCGAAGCGCAGGAAGTACCGCCCATTGGGGTACTTGGGGCGCGAGACCTTCACCTTGCGGGTCAGCGGCGCATTGTTGTCATAGGGCAGCCCCGTCGCCATCACCATGTAGGGCATCATCTCGCCCCCGCGCACAACCTGTCCGCCGGCAATCAATTCGTCCATCGGTATGGGTTGCTCAACCTCAACCGTTTGCTCTGTGCGGTCTTTCACCCACAGGGAGAGCACCGTCACATAGGTGGGCTCATGTTCGGGGCTGCTTGTGTCGCGCTCGCGATCGCCCATAAGGAACGCTATGTTGCGTGCCAATCGCCCTTCGGTTACGGCGGGCGGCGCACTTCCGGGTTCGCCCTGCACCGCCGCACCATCGAGCGCCACGTGCGTAGACGCACCCGATATGTGAAACGGCGTATCGGCTCTGCTGCTGTCCGTTGCCGGATCGTGTTCCAGCGCCCCTTTGTCGATCAGTTCCTTGAACTCCGGCCACTGCTGCTTCGCCCATGTCACGCGGACGCACCGCCTGGTGCCGCAATTCTCAATGTCTTTTTGGGCGTTGCTCTCCGCTTCGGGATCACAAACGAAGTACTCGTTGCGCACCATCTGCGCCTCAACTTCGCCCTGCCAGCGCTGCTCCTCATCGTTCCATCCGCCATCGGGCTTTTCGTTCCACCGGACATGCGCGACATAGTGGCCGTCCATCGCACCCAACACATGGGCCATGCTCCGCAGCCATTTGACTTTCAGCCGCTCAAACTCGAACTGCAACAGGTCTTGCCACGCGCCCGCGCCTTCGGTGTCGCCCTTCTCTCTGGGCCTAATCACGATCTTGGGGCGCTGCATTGCGAATATGGCCATCTGCTGCAATACGGCAGGCTGCATGTAGTCAATCTGTATCCTGTCCCAGCCCAGCCGCCGCTTCTGGCGCGCAAGTTGGTTGTTCAACAGGTAGTTCCGCCCGTCTTCGTAGATAGGGAACCAGCGCTCCTGATCCTTGGCGCTGGCGGATACCATGTCGTCAAGCCAGTCGTTGACAGTTTTATCTTCCGGCCCGTCGGCGGGTTTGTCCTTTGCCCGCTCTTCCGGCGTCCAGAACTGCCGCAGCCACTGCTTCCACCGGCGCTGTTGCTTCTGTGCTTGTGCCATTGCCTTGCTCTGCTTCCACCTTGGTATACAGTTGCCTGAACAACCCGTCGCTCATGCTCTCCGATTCGATGCCGGCACCGTAGTCTATCACCCACTCGCCGGGCTGCACTACGCGCTCTCCGTCATGATGCTTGAGCAATTGTGCCTCGGTTGCCCGATACGCCTTGACTCTATGGTCGGTTGCCCTGAACTCTTTCATCCTACATGCCTCATGCGGTAAGTTTCCTCATTGCCAAGACCGGGGTCTACGCCGCCCGCGTACTCCATGCCCGCGAACGGGTTGTGCCTCTGCACAAATATGACGGGATTCACATATGGCGTCGCCATGTGGCATTGCCACGCAATCATCCAGGCGAACAGCGCATCATCGTGCTTGCCGCGCGCGTGCCGCGCCACCCCGTTCTCGTCGTAGGAGAACGTGTCCTCTTCCTGCGCCAGCTCAAGGCTGTTGCAGTAAAAGCGGTCGCGCCACCCGTGAATCGGGTCTTCGCGGCAAATGTCGATCCAGTCGGCTATCATCTGCTGCCGGGTCGATTTGTCCGATGTCCGCCACCCAAGGAGGCGCGGGTCGGATGGGTCTATCGTCTCGATCTTCGGGCGCCGCCTGTAGATGTTCTGATACCGCGCGTTCTTCAGATGATCCAGCACGGCTACGCCCGCCCCGTTGATTTCAGGCGCAAGCCACGCATCGTGGTAGTAGATGCCGGCCTTCAGCATCTCGTCGCCGAAGTCCATAGGGCTCAGCTTGCCCCGGAACTGCGCGGCCGACGAAATCCTGCGCCTGTTGAGCACCGCCGCCACGCTGAAATCGCTTTCGCTGCGCGGATTCGTCGGGTCTGACAACTTCTCTTCCGCCGGATCGCCGCCGATGGAGTACTGCGCATCGTCCGACGGCGGCTCGTATATCTGCCAGCAGTTAGGCTTCATCTCGCAAGGCCGCAGTTCCACCCGCCGCAGTCCCCTGTCCAGCCATATCAGTTCGGCATATTGCGGGGCCGCGCGCCGAGCACTCCAGTGATGGTATTCGCGGATGGCAGCCGGGATAGCGTGTCGACCTGTGCTTAAAAACCCTTCGCTTGGCGTCCCCGGATATTCCTGATGGAAAAGTTCCACATCATTGAGACACTTGTTGCGGATAGTCCATCGCCGCCAATACAGTTGTTCCCGATCTATCTTGTATCGCTCGATCAGATGCCGTTCTTCCGCATCGAACGGCTCGAACGAATAGTCCCGCGGGATGCGCATCCGGCATTCGCGGTCGCCAATCCATCCGTAGAACAGCGGGAAAAAGCCTTCGTAGGAGCCGGGGTGCTTCGCCTGCCATTCGGTTGCCTCACACCACTGGTTGTAGAACTCGCCGCTGTCCCCGTTGGGTGTCGACTCCAAGACCACAACGCTTTCTATCGTGTTCGGCACCGTCTGGAGCACCGAGTTCAATGTCTGTGTCGGCGTCAGCCAGAACCCAAGCTCCGAACAGTGCACATGCGTGTTCGTCCCGCCACGGTCGAGTTCACGGATGCCCACCTGGACGCGATACTTGCTGTTGTGCGGCGGCCCCCAAATCAGTTCCTTACGGTTGTCGTATCGCGGCTTCGGCAACTTCCCATTGGCATTTTTGCGGTTCAGGTATGCGTGAAACAACTGCACCTTCGCCCACAAAATGCGGCACGATTCATCGTCGTGCGCGGCAACAAGAGCGCTCTGGTTCGGTTTCAACACCATTTGCGTGTAGAAGAGCGCTGCCACCCCAGCTGAACCGCCCTTTTGCCGAAACTTGTAGAGGATGACTCGGCCCGGATTGCCGGACTTCTGCTGTGCAAGAATCGTGCGGTAGAGCGCCTGCTGTATCTCGTTGGGGCTGTAACGAACAATGTCCCCGCCCTTGGTTTGCAAGACCAGGTTGTCGCACATCCAGCGATACCATTCTGGGACTTCAGGCTTGGCCAATGGGTTCACCCGCTATTTCGCGCCACGTTGCTTCAACCGCATCGGTTTCTACGCCGTCTGTTGCCTTGTTCTTGTTGGCCGGGAAGATGTCCTGCACAACGTTGTCGGGCAACATGTGTTCGTTCAGCTTCTGCTTGCATATCTCAAGGGCGTCCGCCCGCATCTGGTCGTGCCGGGCATCTTGCGAGACGGCCAACAGGAGGCGGGGGTCGCCGAGCATCAGCGCAATCTGCGCGAGGAACTCGCGACACCGGCTGCGGGCGTCAGGCGTGTCGAGGTTGCCGATGCAACTCTTGATCTCCGCCGCCTGCTCCGGGGAGAGCACCAGTTCGCGCCCGCCCTTTTTGGTGGTCTGGATTATCGCGGCGCCCGCTTTGCCGAGGGCATCAGCCAGCGCCTTGACACGGTACTGCGTCATGGCGGTGCCGCTCTCAAGGTCAGACACGATTTTCTTGGTGCCCGGTTCCTTCATCTTCCGCCTGCATAGCCTTCACCTGCGCAAGCATGGCTCTCAGATGCGCGATGTTTGCCTGCCGGCAATTGATTTCGATCTGGCATTTCTCTATCCGGCGCTGGCAGTCGGCGGTCGGCATATAGACGGCGCCGAAACCGGGGCTGCTCTGCGCCAACTGTACGCCGTGCCTCGTTACCTTGGCGGTAACGTTGTCGGCAAGCAGGAGGGCCCTGAACCGCCCGCTCGCAATGTCCGTCTCGATGTCGGCCCATGCCGCCCTATCGTTCGCCATCATGCCGTATCCTGTCGGCTATTACGGCCAAACTCTTGTCGATCCGCACGATTGCGTTCCGCATCTCTTCGGAAATCTGTTCCAGCGACTCGATGCGCCGCTGCTGGTTCGCAACCGTGGTATCGAGCCTGCTATAGGCAATCGCCGCCCCGGTTGCAAGACCGAACAGCACAATTGCCAACCCAAGCCACTTCAGCACAACATCTCCGCCGTTCCGGGGATTAACCATTGGCTGTTCCTTCTTCTTTTCAGTTTTTCACCAGGGCGTTCGCCGCCTTGATCACGCCATCAAGCGCCTCTTTCACCGCCGGCGGCTGCTTGTTGACAAGTTCTTTTGTCTTTTTCGCTACCGCCGTAGCACCCTCCGCCGCTACCGCCGTCACCACGGCTTCCGTTGCCTGTCTCAGAGGCGTTACCTTTTTCTTCCATATCCAGCCGAACAAAACCGGCAGGATGATGTTCGT